GAGGTTGGTCCTGCGATCGACGGCCTGCTGATGCCATGCAGAGAAGAAGAGCCGTCGGAAGGCGGTGCGGCGTGAGCGGGACACAGAGCGAAGCGAAGGGGCCGACCCCCAGCGAACACACAGACGCCGCATGGCAACTCGGCCACGAACTGATGCAGCCCATGCCGGAGGGGTGGGGGCGGTCGTTGTATGAGTTGCGAAACGGCGATTGGGAAGTTGTGACGACACACGCCAAGCACTTCAACAATGACGGAATCACGAATAGGGCGGACTACATAGCGAACGCCAAAACTACCACACTCACCGAAGCCCACCGCCTCTGCCGCGAGCAGGCGTGGGCCAAGCACCGCAAGAACACGGGGGGATCATGATGGGACCGACCAAAGCATCCAGAATCTCAGACGAGTTGGTTGCGTCTGATATGCAACACGAGTCCACAAGGCGTCGCGTCGTGAATGAATCGAAGTTCGCGGCTGCCAACGGGAAGATCATGGGTTCCGTCAGGCTTGGCGAGAAGGACCCCGGCTGCCAAATCGAACAGTTCATCGGCGCAAACCCGTCTGACTGCGTGGCATTCGGACGCTGGCTAATCGAGATGTTCTCATCGGAGGCCCAGCCATGACCACCAAACCCTACCACTGCCAGCACTGCGGCAAGCCGGTGGACTTCGAGGACAACGAACCGCACGAGGACATTGGCGGACCCGATGCGTTCTCGTGGGTACACGCCGCCTGTGCGAAGGCGTGGCACGAGGCGAATGACAAGCCGATCACAGCCCGCGAGTTGCGTGAACACCGGGCGTATGAGGACTACAAGGCAGAGAAGTACGCCCGCGAGTACGGGGACAACTGAAAGGAAGAACATGAGCAAGGTGGATGATGGTGGACCGGCGTAGTAGTCGCGCCTATCATTCCGCATGAACAAGTGCAAGTGGTGTGACGACGTTTCGTTTCGCAAACAAGGGCGAATCTGGCTCTGTCAGAAACACTACCGATTTCAGCAAATGCGGGTGCTGTCAAAGAGGCGCGGTGTCTATGTGCCGTCATACGAAGAACTTGAAAACATGCTTAGATTGTGCAAGGGATTCCGGTGCGTCCCATGCGGCAGGACGATGAACTGGATGGGGCGAGACGGACAGGCAACCGTCATAACTTTACAGCACGACAGGTCTGGCAAAGTCCGATTCTTGTGCCGATCCTGCAACACGCGACACGCCACGTTCGACGGAGACACTTTCTACGACATTCCCAAAGCCAAGCACCCATGCAGATCGTGCCTTGTGATAAAGAACAAGACCGAGTTTTACAAAGACAGGAGCAGGCCGCTTGGAATCAAGCCGTACTGAAAAGAGTGGGCGAACAAGAAGCACGTCGAGTGGAGCAAGAAACATGCAAAGAGACTCGCAAAGTGGCAGAGAGAATACAGGGCATCGCTTAGAGCGAAGTGTTGACGCCATGCTCCGCGCGAGGGAGGGGCAATGACCCCCTCCCAGATCGAGCAGGCCCTGTCTGACTGGACCGGCGTGATCGCGCTGCGGGAAATGTTGCGCCCAACACTGAACAGCAAACTGGTTGCCGCTCTCAAAGAGGGTATCAAAGACGGGATTCTCGAAGAACGATGGGCGATCCCCGATTGGTCGTACAAGGACGGGCAGACGTACTTGAAGGCGAAGACGCAATGGCAAGTGCGGAAACGGAGGAACGATGCGAATACTTGACGTGAAGCAAGGTTCGGAGGAATGGCTCGCCGCACGCGCAGGCATCGTCACCGCGTCCGAGTTGGACAACCTCATCAGCCCCACGCTCAAGGTGCGGGAGGGTGCAACGCCCCTGACGTACCTCTACACCAAACTGGCCGAGAAGTGGCAGGGGTTTCCGTCCCAGTCGTTCGGCGGCGGCGTGATGGAACAAGGGTCGATCCTCGAAAGCGAAGCCCTGCCGTGGTTTGCGATCAACCAGAACGTTGACGTTCGCAAGGTGGGGCTGGTACTGACGGACGATGGATCGTTCGGCGCGTCGCCGGACGGACTGACGGACGACTTCGGCATCGAGATCAAATGCCCACAGCCGACGAATCACGTTCGATGGCTGCTGGGCGGGAAGGTGCCCGACGAACACCTGTTGCAGTGCTACGGCGGTATGTGGGCGACGGGTTTGAAAGAGTGGCGGTTCGTGTCCTACTGCCGAGGGTTCCCGCCCTTGGTGCTGGCCTTGAAGCGGGACGCGCTGGTGATGCAGTTGATTGGCAAGACGGTTTCAGAGTTCAACGAACGTTTGGCGGAAGCACACAAGATACTTGAGGAGGCGAACGGTGGACCACGACAAGAAGAGCAAGACAACGACGATCACTCGTTCTGAGGCTGGGGCACTGGCCCCGGTTCAAGGCGAGAACAAGATAACGGCGATGCTGCAAGGGGTTGTAGACAGCGGCATCACGGCGGATTCGGCGGCGGCAATGAAAGAGTTGGCGATCCTCTACCGCGAGGAACGGGCGGCGGACGCTCGCCTGTCATTCAACCGCGCCCTCAACGCCATGCAGCGTGAGTTGCCAACGGTCGAATCAACTCGGGGCGTGCCCGACAGGAATGGGAACATCAAGTTCGTGTACGCCTCATACGAGGACATTTGGGGGCAGGTCGCGCCGGTCCTCTTCAAGCACGGTTTCTCGGTGGGGTTCAACATGCGAGTTGAGGACAACCGCGTGATTGTGACCTGCACCCTGACCCACGATGACGGGCACGAGCGATCGAACGAATGCGCCGTGCGGATCGGTGGTGGTGCGCCGGGACTGTCCGGTGGCCAAGAGGACGGGGCGGCCGAAACGTCGGCGAAGCGTCGGGCGTTCTGCGCCGCGATCAACGTCCCACTCAACAAAGACAAGGACGCTCTGGTGGACGGAGCGACGATCAATCCGGGCCTTGCGGCGTCGATCGAGGCGCGGGTACGGGCGATTACGGGCGACAACCCGACGACCTACGCCCGGTGGTTAGCCCTTGGGGGTGTGGCGGACTTCGCCGACTTGCGGGAAGCCAAGGCGAACGTGGTGATTGAGCAGTTGGACAGGGAAGAAGCCAAGGGCAATACGCCACCCTGCCCCACAACTCACGCCGCTTGGCTGGAGGCCCTTGGTGCGCTCGCCCAGTCCCGAGGGCGGTCGCCGGGTGACTTGGCCAAGAGACTGGCTGACGAGGCCAGCAAACGCGGGAAGAACGGGCACGCCGACCTTACGGCGGACGAGAGGCAAGCCGTGTGGGTCGCCCTGCACGCCGGAAAGGGAGCGAAGTAATGCCGAATCTGAACAAAGTGATGCTGATGGGCAACCTGACGCGCGATCCCGAGTTGAAGTCCACCCAAGGCGGTACGTCCGTCTGCAAGTTCGGGCTTGCGATCAACCGCCGATGGACCGACGCCAGCGGCACCACGAAGGAGGACACGACCTTCGTTGACTGCGTGGCGTGGGGCAAGACCGGCGAGGCGATCGCGAAGTATCTCGCCAAGGGCAAGCCCGTGTACGTCGAGGGGCGTCTTACGTTGGAGCAATGGCAGGACAAGGAGTCCGGCGCCAACCGCTCGAAGATGGGCGTTACGGTCGAGGCGTTCCAGTTCATCGACAGCAAGCCGTCGCAGTCGGTGGAGGCGAAGCCGGCGAAGGGCGGAGACTTGCCGCCCGATGACACGTTCTAGTCCTCACGGGGCCTTCGCCCCACACACCTCCGCCACTGACGAACGACGGTGGCGGGGTTTCACAAGCGGCACAGTCGCAGAAAGGTTTGAGAATGGAGACGATTCGCATAACGTCGGAACACATCAAGAACGGAGAGTTCGTTGGCCCAGAGTCCATGTTGGACGTGAAGGGCCATATCGAGATTGCGCCGAATCTCGGAACCATCAAGTTCAAGTACCTGAACGCGACTGGCGCGATCATTTGCTCGGCGGGCAGTGGCATCTCGGCGGGCAGTGGCATCTCGGCGGGCAGTGGCATCTCGGCGGGTTGGGGCATCTCGGCTGGCGGTGGCATCTCGGCGGGCTGGGACATCTCGGCTGGCGGTGGCATCTCGGCGGGTTTGTCGATCGTCGCCAAAGGAACGATCAAGTTCAAGTTGCGGGCGTTCGCTGGGTTGTGTCGATGGGCGATCCCCGAACCAAAGGACACCGAGATTCGCTGCGAGAAGATCGAAGGCGGCGGGACTGTTGCGTTCGGCAAGTTAGTGTTGGTTCCAGTTGCGCCGCCCGCGCCGGTGGCAACAAACGTCCAGCCCGACAAGTTCGCCAAGGTTGCCGACCTATGCCGCCAGTTGGGAGAAGCGGTCGCACAGTTGAAGTAAATGACCCCCTCGCCGCTCCCCCACAGGGACCGGCGGGATTGGGCGATGGTGCCCGAATGGAGGATGCGATGCAGAAACCACGCCCCGGCGAATGGTGCCCGTGCTGCGGGCAGCGCGTGCGCGGCCTGTCCAAGTACGTCCCCTGTGCCGAACGCCGTGCCGAAGCCCTGTTCCGCCTCCACAAGGCAAAGGCTGACGGCCTGACCGACGACGAGATGGATCGCGCCGTCCGCAAGTGGGGGCACCAAGGCACGACGCCGGTGATGTGCTACCTGCGAAAGGTCGGGCTCATCGGCTGGCTCCGCGACAAGGACGGAAAGCGCGTGCGCCGCAAGACGAGGCGGAAGGCTCTGGCAGGTGTGAACGTGCTGGCGAGGTTCTTGTGACTCCTTTCCTTCCGGCTACCGCTGGAAGGATGGATTATGTGTTGCCACCGCTGCTTTCGACATCTTCCGATCAACGCCACCTTTGACTTCTGCCAGCCTTGCCTGCGGCTGAAAGATGCCCAGTTCAAGGACCAGTACGACCGCGTTTGCACGATCGTTGTGAACATGCGGCGTGGGCAGGTCAAGACCAAGCGCGACAAATGGCGGGCTTTGGACTTCGTATCGAAGTGGCTGGAGGACTTATACACAGTCCGTCCACAGAACCCGCCAGCGTCGGGCGCGGATTGAGGGGACGCTTGCTTTAGGGAGGGGTGATTGGTATGCTACTGCCGAGTCTTGCGGACTCCACACAACCCGTCGTCCTTCGTCGCCCACCCGCGCATGATTCCGCAAGACTCCGCGCTGGGTGGCGACGTTTTTGATCCGGCAGCAAGGATGCTCTGATGGCTTGGCTCCCGATCGACTTTGACACGCCGGACAAGCATGAAGTTGTCGCGCTCGCGTCGCGCCTGAAGCGCGACACATCCGAGTGCTTCGGGCGGGTCGTCATGGTTTGGATATGGGTTCAGAAGAACACGCCCGATGGCGTGATACCGAACGGGACACTTGCAATGGTTGACCACGCGGCGCGGTTGGATGGGTTCGGACAGGCGATGGTTGACGTTGGATGGTGCATCATCGACGGAACGCAACTCGTGTTCCCGAAATGGGATAGGTACAACGAACAGAACGCGAAGCGACGAATGGCCAACACTGAGAGGCAGCGAAAGTTGAGAGAAGAAACCCCCACCCCCACCCCGCCGTCGTGTCGCGCTTCTGTCGCGCACGGAGCGCGACAAAAACGCGACGGCTGTTCTGGTGGTGGTGGTATTACCTCCGAAGGGGGTCCGGGGGAAACACCCGATCCCCTCACCGCCCGCAAGTTGGAACTGCTGGACGAGTACGGCGTGAAGTCGCCCGAACGGGAGCGGATCGCCTACGACGCGAAGGTAAAGCCGACCATGCTCAAAGAGGCATGGGCCGAGGTCAAGGCGGACAAGAGCGTTCGGAGCAAGGTGGCGGTGCTGGTGCATCGCCTGTCAGCAACCTCCTCGTAGGGGAACCGGGGACGACCATGCCACACCTTTGCCCACTCCGATGCGGGCGGTTGATCGAGGGGCACGTCTGCCCCGAGTGTTTGCGGGCATTGCGGATCGAGGTATACGGGCGGCGGGTGTTCGCCCTCGCGTTTGGAAAGCACAAGAGCAGGAGGACCAATGGCGGCGAATGCGTACACGAACAACAAGAACCCGATGCGGTTCTGGAAGCCAAAGGGGTGGGCGGAGGTAATGGCCGAGGCAAAGGCGAAGCATCCGCCGTCCAGCCATTCGAAGAAGGCAGTAGCCATTCCGAGGCACCCAAACGCACCGACGCAACAGGGGCCGTCTAATGGCAAATAAACGTGGTCCGATAACTAGCCTGACCTTCCGCGAGTTGGGCGTGATTGTGGAGGAGTGAAGATGCGAATGGTTCTAGACACGGGTTCGATCGACAGTTACCAAACCTTCCTGAAAGTGAAGGCCCTGCCTCAGTACCGCTTCGAGGGAACGACGGCGGTATTCCCTGACGAGTACGCCGCCCACATCGGAGCGGGCGCACCGGAAGCCGACGCGGTGTCCTTCAAGCCGTCGAAGTGGTGCTTCGACTACCAAGCCGCTATCGCCCGTACCGCCGTGACTAAACGCAAGTACGCGGTGTTCGCGGATTGTGGGCTGGGCAAGACGGCGATCATCACCGAGTTCGCCCGGCACGTTTCCAAGTCAACGGGCGGGCGCGTCCTGATCGTGTCACCCCTGATGGTCACGGGCCAGACGTGCGACGAAGCCGAGCGGTGGTATAGGTCCAAGTTGCCAATCACTCGCATCCGCGCCGCCGAGTTGCCGGAGTGGTTGGAGAACGGCAAGGGTATTGCCATTACCAACTACGAGGCGATCGTTGATGGGTTGCCGCAGAACCGATTGGCCGGGCTGATCCTTGACGAATCGTCGATGCTGAAGTCTCACTACGGCGCATGGGGCACGCGGTTGATCGAGTTGGGTAAGGGTGTGGCGTACAAGTTGTGCGCAACTGGCACGCCCGCGCCGAACGATCGGATCGAGTTTGCCAATCACGCGGTATTCCTCGATGCTTTCCCAACCGTCAACTCGTTCCTTGCCCGGTTCTTTGTCAACCGTGGCGAAACGTCCGAGCGGTGGGAGTTGAAACCTCACGCCCTCAAACCGTTCTACGTCGCCCTCTCGCACTGGTGTATCTTCCTGACCAATCCCGCCGTGTACGGCTGGAAGGACGGGGCACGAGAGTTGCCGCCGATCCACGTTCACCGGCACCACGTCCCGCTATCGACCGACCAGCGGCAAGCGTTCCAAGCCGAATCGAACGCCCTATTCCTCACCGAAGCGGGCGGCATCGGGTCACGCGGGCGCATCGCTCGCATTGGCAAGGGTTTCGTCAACGGGGAAAAGGTCGAGGCGCACAAGACCGAATACATCAAGAGCCTCGTGGCATCATGGCCCGACGAATCGACGATCATCTGGTGCAAGTACAACCAAGAGCAAGACGAGATTGCGGCAGCGTTCCCGGACTGCGCGAACATCGACGGCACAACCCCGATGGAAGAACGCGAGAGATTGGTGGCAGACTTCAAGGCCGGACGTCGCAGGGTGATGGTCACGAAGCCGAAGATTCTTGGGTTCGGAGTCAATCTCCAAATCTGCACCCGACAAGTATTCTCGACGTTGCAGGACTCGTATGAGGAGTTCTATCAGGCCGTGAAACGATCGAACCGCTATGGGTCAACTAAGCCGCTCAACGTGCATATCCCGTTGACGGAGTTGGAGGCCCCGATGGTTGACACCGTGATGAAGAAGGCGAACCGCGTCGCGTTGGACGCCGCCGAACAGGAACGTATTTTCTTGGAGATGACGACCTTGACGGGCGAGTAGTGGTGTATATGCTTACACTGTATGACTACACGTTGTAAACAGTGCGGCAAGGATTCTGGCGGGCGGAAGTTCTGCCGGGACAGGTGCAAGTGGACATGGCACAACCACAATCGGACTCTACCGCACAACGTCCAAGGAAAGTGCCGATGGTGTGGCGAGGCGTTCTCTCGATATGAACCACCCGGAAGATCAGAACGAACAGACGGCGGGTTTTGTGGAAGAACGTGCGCGGGGAAATGGCGATCTGCTTCCAATCACCCGAACTGGTCTGGCGGAAGGAAGATCGACAAGGACGGGTATGTTCTGGTGTGGGTCGGTCCAAGTCACCCGCACGCCGTTCGCGGTTACGTTCGTGAACACCGCTTGAAGATGGAAAAGAAGATCGGGAGGATTCTGTCTCGTTCGGAAGTGGTCCACCACAAGAACGGAAACAGGTCAGACAACCGACTTAGGAACTTGGTGCTTTACGCAAGCAACTCCGAACACAAGAAAGAGGACATCAATGAACGAGCGAGGGACGGACGCGGCAGACTTCTTCCGATCGGATAGGACGCATCATGTGCATTTGGGAGATTGCATCCCGCATATGGCAGAGATGCCGGAACACTCAGTAGACTTCTCGGTTTTCTCCCCGCCGTTCCCAGCCCTCTACGCGTATACATCCTCTCACGCGGACATTGGCAATAGCGAGAACATACGCACCGACGCGAAGTTGCATCTGTCATTCTTCTATCGGCAGTTGGCCCGCATCGTGAAGCCGGGGCGCGTGGTTTTCGTCCACGTCATGCAGATTCCCCGCATGAAGCGATCGGGCGAGGTTGGCCTACACGACTTCCGGGGCCTCAACATTCGCGTCGGCGAGCGTGCCGGGCTGGTGTACGAATACGACTGGCTGGTAGCGAAGAACCCGCAGGCGCAGGCGATCCGCACGAAATCCCGCGAGTTGCAGTTCGCGGGGCTGGAATCGGATCGGGCCAAGCAACGGGGGGCACTGGGCGACTATCTCATCAAGTTCCGGGCACCGGGCGAGAACGCGGTACCGATCGACGCTCCCGAGCAAGTCAGCCGCAACGAATGGATTGCATGGGCCGAGGCCGCATGGTTCGGGATCAAGGAAACGGAAACGCTCAACGTCCGGGAGGGGCGTGGCGAGGATGACACCAAACACATCTGCCCGTTGCAGTTGGAAGTTATCGACCGGCTGGTACGGTTGTATTCCATGCCGGGCGAAGTGGTGTTCTCGCCGTTCACCGGGATCGGGAGCGAGGGGTATATGTCCTTGCTCAATGGTCGTCGGTTCTATGGGTGCGAGTTGAAGCCCGAGTACCACGCAACGGCGTTGCGCAACTTGGACCGAGCGATCGAATCGAGGAAGCAAACACAAGCGGACCTGTTTAGCGTCGCATAACCACCCACCCGGTTTGAGTTTGAGCAGCGGAACATGAAAGGGGAAGTGATGCCAAAGAAGGGACAAGTGCGATACGTCTGTATGGACTGTGGGAATAAGCAGTTTGAGCACTGGGTATCAATGTCGCGTCGGTGCAAGCCCCGATGCACAAAGTGCGGAGGAACGTTCCTCAACCCAGACAGCGACGGCGCTGATGAGCAGTTCACCGAGGCAGGAACCGCTCGGGCTATCAAGGAGAAGTCGCCACCACACGCGGGAACGGACAAAGAAGCCCAGATGATGCGTGGCGATCGAGAAATACCGGGAGCGAAGTGATGGAAACAGCATCAATCAAGCAACAGGCGGGCCACAAGTACCCGCCGCAGTTGAATGAAACCTACGGGCGGACGTACATGATGATGATGGACGGGCTAGAGAACTGGGAGATTGCGAAGCGGCTGGGGCTAACCGAGCGTGCGGTCGTCCAGCGGCGGTGGAAGGTGTGCTACCTCATGGACATGCCAGAGCGGAACCTGTTCGCGTGGCACTATAAGGTGTGGCTGCCGAGTTTGGAAGGGGGAAAGTGATGAACATCCCAAAGGAATGGGTCGAAGCGGGGGCGAGGGGCATGTGCGACGTACAGAACAAAGCAAGGAACTCGTGGGACTTTGAGAGTGAGTCGATGAGAGACGTGTACCGCGCCGAAGCCACCGCCTGCCTCTCGGCGGTTTTCGGGAAGGCGGAGGTGGTGTGGAAGAACGAGTCTGGAGAAAGCCGTTTCGCATACAGCCACGGACTAAGCAGTGATCCGCTCGCGGAAGTCAAGCCCGGCGACACGCTCGTGATCGTGAGGGGGTGGTAGATGAAAGAGCGACCGATCTTGTTCAGTGCCCCGATGGTGCGCGCGATCCTTGAGGGACGCAAGACGCTGACGCGGCGGGTGGTGAAGGGCATCACCGACCCCGATCTGTTGGAGGTCGGCGATGATGGCACGCCGATCTGGCTTCACAGCGAAACGTGCCCGAGTTTCTGCGACTACGCCTGTGGCGGTCGCGCTCTGGTTTGTCCATACGGAGTGCCCGGCGATCGGCTGTGGGTGCGGGAGACGTGGCAGGACATCGGATGCGAAGATCGAACCGAGTACATCTATCTCGCGTCGGTCGAAGATGGGTACCACCCGCCGACGTGGCGACCGTCGATTCACATGCCCCGCGCAGCGTGCCGGATCGTCCTTGAGGTTGTGGGCGTGCGGGTGGAGCGTGTGCGGGACATCAGCGAGGTGGACGCGATCGCGGAGGGTTTTGAGGGCGGCGAGACTTTCAAAGGTGGCGGCGAGGGCCGCCTGTACTCCCCGCGAGATTCGTTCCTCGACACGTTCTTCAACATCAACAAACGGGCAGAGCCCGACGCCAATCCGTGGGTCTGGGTGGTCGAGTTCAAGAAAATGGGAGGCACCTAATGGCCAAGGTCAACAGCCGTGCGAAGGGGAAGCGGGGAGAAATCGAAGTGCGGAACCTGCTGCGTTCGCTGGGGTTTCCAGATGCGGAACGGTCGGCACGCAACGGCGTCAAGGCTGGCGAGGACATCCACTGCCCAAGCCTCCACGCGCTCGGATGGTCCGTCGAAGTGAAGAACACGGGCACGATGAAACTTGGCGGCAAGGAATGGGACCGCGCCTGCCAACAGGCGATCGACGACGCGGCAGGGCGGGCAACCAAGTGGTGCCTGTTCTGGAAGTGCGGGCGTGGAATGTGGGCGATGACGTGGAACGACATGGCCAGTGGCGACCGCCTCACAGTGACGCGGCCCGCTGGCATGGAGCGGGTACTGAAGGGAGAACAGCATGGCGAAGCGTGAGCGGAGGAAGGGGAGGACGTGGGAGGGGCGAGTGTGGCGCACTGCCTCGTCGGCAAACTATCTTGGTTCGCCAGACAGAGAACCGTTCCCCGCGTGGATCAATGGCACGGACAAGGTTGGCTACACCAATATCCGCATCACCGAAATCATCCCGAAGTCGAAGAAGGCGGCGAAAAGGAGGGCGAAGTGATCGAACTAAACCAATCGTGGGCGGGGCCGTATCACCGGATGCCATTGGCGAGGTGGATGCTTGTCCACCCAATCACGGGCACCGAAGAACCGAAGGCCGACCCCTACCCGCCCGACGTTCTCGCGGCGTGTCCCATGGCGCGGGAGTGGGGGGTGGTGCTGTACCAGCACTTCCGCGAGTTTGGATGGTGTGCCGAGAACGAGAGAACGTGGTGGTCCGCAACCAAGGGATGGGTTGGGCACATGGTCGTGTGGTCTGACAGGGCAAAGGCCCTCGCCAACCCACCGACTTGCCCACCCCCCGGCTACGTCGCGGCGAAGCCTGCACTCCTCGACGAGTTGGCTGAGGTGGCTTGGCGTGGTGGCACCGGCCTCAAGGAAGACGCCCACAAGTGGGATAACGAGGGTGTCGGCTCAAAGGACTTCTATCGCAGGGCAGCCCTCTCCGTCGCGCGGCGGCTGTTGGAGAAGGGGCCGACGCCAGAGGAAATAGACAAAGCGTGCGATGCATACTTGCTGGTGAAGGGCCAAGGTGATGGAGTTCGCGTGAACCTCGGTCGAATGGTTGACGCCCTGCAAGCCTCCCGCCGCGCCCAACTCGCGGAGTTGGAGGGGAAGGTATGAGCAAGCAGCGAACGTCCGGCATCATCGATCTAGTTGCGGTGCCGGTTCTCATCATCGTGGTCGGAACGTGGTTGCTGCTGCAACTGCGAAAGGCTGTGCATCCCGTCGCGACCGTCGAAGTGACCAGCAAGGAGTTGGAGAAGCCATGAGCGTGCTTAGCCACAACGAAGTGAAGATCCGCAAGGCTCGCAAGTGCTGGGGCTGCACGCGCGAGTTTCCCAAGGGCTCCGACATGCACCGCGTGGTGAACAAGGATGGCGGGCTTGTCACAACGTACTGGTGCAAAGAGTGTCAAGAGATTGTCAACCAAATGGCGAAGGATGATCCGCACGTTGTTGACGACGGGTTCATGCGTGGTGAGTTGTTGGAACACATCGAGAGAAAGGAGCCTCGCGATGAGTGAGCCTAGCAGGGATGAAGTGGAGGCGGCGGCGAAGGCGTTGTGTGAAGTAGACGTTCGCGGCTCTTGGGTTCTGATGGGACCAGTAAGGCGTGAACCTTGGCTCTATCGTGCCAAGACCGCCATCGAAGCCGCCGCGAAGGTCAAGGAAGGGCGGGAGAGGCGTATCGCGTACAACGGAACCGGCGAGGAGGAGTACGCCCGCGTGTTGATGCACGAAGATGAGACATTGCAACCCGGCGAAGAACTCGTGATCCGCCCCATCGGCGGGAAGGAGCAGAAGGCATGAACTGGCTTGCATTTGTCCGTGGCTATTTCGTTCTCATGGCTGTGTGGTTTGTGCTGGCGTGTGTCGTCTGCTTGATGGCCGATCCATACGCATCACCAGAATCAAAGTCGCACAGGTTCATCATGCTCGGCGTGCTTATGCCAATCGGGTCGTGCGTCGCGTTTGTTTTGTACCTCGCTTTCGTTCCTGTGTGGGGGTGGATCAATGGAAAGTAGACAACAGGCCGAAGAAATCGTGAGAACCGTGCTGCTCGATGCCGGGTGCGACTTCATGGCAGAGGACTCCGTGAAGTTTGTTGCGGCCAAGATCGACGCCAAGGACGCCACCATCGCCCGCCTCGAAGCGGAGGCGAAGAAGTGGAAGGCGGCACACGACGAAATGGCGCGTCGCAACCGCGAGTTGCGGGACCGACCCGACCTCGGTGATCGGGCCAAGAGCATCGACGACCTTCGCTCCACCATCGCCCGGCTCGAAGCGGAGGTGGCGGGGCTGAGGGCGAGACTTGGCCTACAATGACAACGCCGGGCCTGTTGAAGCAGGACACCGGCGTCTAGCCACTCGCAGCCGTGAAAGGGCCGCTCATGGATACCACCACAATAGCCGAAGTTTGGAAGCCTGTCATCGGATATGAGGGCAGGTACGAAGTTTCCAATCTTGGAAGGCTTCGGGTCGGCAAGTTGAATCGACGGCGCACAAAAATAGTGCTGCTTGTGGACTCCCAGAACAAACGAGGGTACACAAGCAACAACCTGTGGACCAAAGAACGAAAGAATAAAAAGCACACAAGACACTCCTTGGTTCTTGAGGCTTTCATTGGTCCGCGTCCAACCAAAGACCACCAGTGCAACCACAAGAATGGCGTCAAGACAGACAACCGTCTTGACAATCTGGAGTGGTGTACTAGGTCGGAAAACATGCAGCACGCCCTAAATGTTCTTGGTGTTTACATGGTAGGAGAAAATAATCATTCGTCCAAACTTTCCGAGAGTGATGTCCGACGCATTCGCGTAGAACGAGAAAGCGGAAAGCCCATCAATCAGATTTGCAGGGACTTCTCGGTTACATTCAACACCGTAAAAAGAATCGTTGCAAGAATGGCGTGGAAGCATGTCGTTTGATAAACCAAAGGAGGCACCCCAATGAAGAACCCCGTAACAATCACCATGCGGCGCGGCGACCTCGCAGTCCTCGCCGAAGCCGTCAAACGCAAGGAAGCACGCGAGGGAATGGCCGTACCGTTCAACTCAGCAGGCGCGGGCGGACGCGGTGCCGCGATCATGCGGGCACTCAACGCGATCGACGTTGCGGAGCGTGAGGCGAAGATTCGGGATGCGAAGTCAGGGAACAAGGAAAGCGAGGTGTCGAATGGGTGATGAAGTGCCGGGAGAGAATCCGTGTATCGTGCAGGCGTTAGAGTTGGCTCTGTTCCTACGGGCAACAGGCTCGAATCAAATGGCCCACACGATCGAATCCATAGCGCAAGAGGCGCGATTCAGGTTTGGACAGGTCAAAGGCGATGACCTATATCAGGCTGGCTACGCCGCAGCCAAAGCCGAGATGGTCGGCAAGTTGACCGAGTTCCGCCCTACCTACGTCGAAGGCGGGCGCGTGCCAGAGGACGCGATCGAACACCGGAACCAGCCAAGGGGGAACGATGGCCCTGCCGTGTGACAGCAAGCAAGCGTACAAGACCGCGACGCAAGCCGCGAACGCCGCGCGTGGCCGCAAGGAAGCGGGCGTTCCGTACCTCCGCGTCTACCAGTGCCATGCGTGCGGCGCGTTCCACCTGACGAGCCAGAAGCCGACGTTCAAGGATTCGATTGAGAAGAAGGGCGGAGCCTGATCCAAGCCCGCTTCAACCACACCACGCACCCACATCCGGGCGTGTCCATATACAGCCGGTCCCACCACTTCAATGACAGCCACGCCCGCACGGGCCAAGGTACGCCGATCCACTTCACAAACGCCCAGCGGATAAACCCGTTCGCGTCAGGGTGCTTGCGCTTGGGGCACGCCCGCCCGCCGATATGCACCGCCACCGGAAGGCCGGAACGCTTGCACCACTCTCCGTCGCGGTGGCGGCATTCGGCGCAGACGATCGCGCGAAGGTCTTGCAACTGGTCAAGCGGGATCGCGAGGCTACTTCTTTCCACAGTTGCACCTCTTGCCTAGGCGTTTCTGGAGGATCGTATCTCGCATGTCGGCGATAGACGCGCCAGGCTTGATCGGCAGCGTGTCTACGCGGTTGCTTGTGGACTTGGCGAAGCCAACGGGGTTCTGATTGGCGCAGGGGTCTTGCCTGCATGGATCGCCGCCCGTTACGTTCCACCGGCACGAATAGAACCACGAACCAGCCTGCGTGCCGTTCCATAGCCCCTCAAACGTTCCGGCTTGATTGGTCAGGGCAACCGGCAGAGAAGCCAGCCCAACAAACGTACCGCTTTCCTCAAACGATCCACCGTCGCACGCTTGCGAGCCAGACCACGCGACCGATGATCGGATCGTGCCGATCCCAAACTGGCACGCCCGCCCATTGGGTCCGCCGCCCTCGGTGGAACACGCCTCGATGCTCCGCTCGAACTGGCCGGAGCAATCGCCTTGCACGTCGTATCGGAACACGCCGTAGGCCGTCAGGTCAAAGGGCATCCCAAGGATGATCGCGGTCGGTAGCAGGATGCCTGCCTCACTTCGGGTCAGGCCGCACCCTTCCTGCCCCGAATGAAGGTCGGTCCATTGCTGTTCGTAGTCGGTGAGCGTTGTTTGCGTGCGCCCGCGTGCGATGGAAACCAGTTCGCAGGCGTTGTCGTCACGCACGCGAATATTCGCGTAGTGCATATCAAGCCGCCCGTTGACGCTGGAGGTTCCAGTTACGATCCGCTGGCCCGTGTCCGGATCGCATGTGAACGTGAATGATGCAGTGCGGGTGAACACCTGTTCGGCGGCTGGCTGACTGTGTCCCGTCGATAGGCCAACGGTGCAGGGGTATTCGTAGTCGGTTCCTTGTACGGTCGTGCGCGCCGTTTCCGTGATCGTCAGCGTGTAGTTGTCGCCGCACTCACAACACGTCGTCGGGCCGTAGTCGCCGCATGGCAGCGGCAGTTCTTTGGACCCGCAGCACTCGGGGCAGTTCAGGCACTCGGGCACGTCGCATCCGTCCACAATCACCGAGTCCGGCCCGAATGGAATGAACACGGCGTTCGCTGGAATGTCCGCATACCGCCGCACGTTGCCCTCGGGCACGGGGTCCGTGGTCCAACAGGCAGACGCTGGGTCCGCCGTCACCTTGAAGGTTTGCGGTTCGGTGGGCGACAGCGAAGGCATCCAATCCCGCCAATCGGGGCAATCGCGCCGGTTCATAAACGCCCACGCGGTCCGCTCGGGATCGCAGCACCACCGCACGAGGACGTAGTTCGCGCAGCCGCCGTCGCAGCACTTGTCGGCGCAGCCGGACGTAGCGAGCGCACGCGAGCCACGCACGCGGAGAAGTTTCCGGCCTCGTTTGAGTAGCCGCACGGGTGTTCCTTAGAGGTTCTTCGCGCCCAAGCGACCGATGTTCGTGCGGGTGAGATACGACGGGGAGTCGGCGAGGAATGCGGCTGGCCCAGAGTTGTACGTCGTGATCGTGACCGCCCGCGACAACTTGTCGGCGATGAGCCGCCCCCAGTTATTGACCGTCGTGATTGTGCCGCTTGACAACAGGACCACCTCGGCCTCGGTCGAAAGGATGTTGAGCGTGGTCAGTGCCGTGCTTCCGGCGTCGATCGTCACACGCCCACGCCCATAGACGTTCATGGTCGTAAACCCCCGCTTCCAGACGTGGGTTCCGCCGCTGATCGTAACCGTACCAGACGCGGTGCCAGCCTGAACAACAGCGGAGCCTCCGTTGAAAATAGGAGTTGTCAGCACCGTCGTAGCATCGACCGAGAGCGAACCCTGCCCAAGGACGACGTTCGTGAACGTACCGCCAGTCAGGTAGCACGATCCCAGCGAACTCATCCAGAAGTTGCTGATGATGCTGTTATCGCCCGATGCTTGCAGGTACAGCGACCCGCCCCCAGCGTTGTAAATGATCCGGTTCGTAACAGACTCGTCTGCGTCAACCTTCAGCGAGCCGTAGCCAGCCCCGCCGATGCGCCCTGTGAAGTTTGGGCCAATCGTCAAGGTGTCGATGCCAGCGGTGAGGCCAGACCAGTCCAGAGAGGTTGTGATCGTCTGTGATCCAGACGAAATAGTGAGGTTTGCTGTATTTGCAAATCCTGTGGCGTCGTCCCAGTTCGCCGCCGCCAGCGAAACCGCGCCTTCATTGAGATACGTCATGTCTGGGGTAGGCATTGGTCAAACTCCTATACGTTGTCCGTCACGTTGATGTGCAAATCCACAAGGGCCGCGCCCGAGTTCGCCGTCGTGGTCACAATGGCCACAAACGCCGCGTCTACTTCCGTCGCCGATAGGCCCTTCAACTTGTCAGACGACGTGATCGTGACGGGCGTTCCAAAGTCCACCGGCTCCGCGTTGATGTGGTTCGCCTGCCGCAAGGACAGGATGCCCGCAGACCACGCACCGTTGGCGTGCGCCTCGATTGACACCGACACGTTCGCGAGTTGCCGGGTCCGGTCTGAGCATGGCACAATCACGCGCACGCGATTCCCCGCGTCGTCGTAGCCCATCGCCACGCCAAGTAAGGAAAGGTCAACCGCCCTGAACGTGTAGGTACTCATTCCTTCGCACCCTCTTCGCCGCCGCCGCTGATCGGCCCGGTCGTCAATCCGCCCGAACCGCCAATACCAAGCCCGCCGCCTCCCCCGCCCATCGGTTGTCCGTCAGGCCCAAGCACGACGCCGCGCAGTGGATCGGGCTCCACGATTGGTTGCGGGTCTGGACCCTCGCAGTCCTCTACGTCGGGGGCCTCGCCGTCATACCACACCAGCGTCTTGCCGATGATGTACGCGCGATCGACGGGCCACCCCACCGGGAATGGGCGCACGTCGAATCCCTGCCACAGCGACGGCACGGTTGGCCGCACGTTCTCAATCGTGGCCACACTGCCGCCGGGCATGTTGATCTTCACCGTGTAGCGGATGGCGTCGGCGGGGCCGGCCACGCCGGACACAGCCGTTACCACGCCTGTCACGGGTTGGGCTGGGTTCTTACTCAAGGTCGGTGTACCCCATTCCAGCGAGCGTGCGCCAGCCGGTCAGCGTTGATTCGTCGTAGGGTGCGAGCAACTCGAAGTCGGGCGGTTCTGTCGCCACTTCGCGCGGGATGACGACCCACTGTTGGAAGGGCGGGCGATGTAGCGGCGCACCGTCGGAAGTTGCGCGCGGCGTAACCAGCGGGGGCGAGCCAGCCGTTCCTTGTCCTTGGGGGTTGATGATCGTGGTGCCCTTGTCATGCACCCAGCGGTAGACGTACCTGCACACGTTCCGCATGACCGGATCGGTGCCCTCGCCACGCGAGCCAAGGTACTGCGTCTCGCCGCCAAGGAACCGGAACTTGAAACCATTGGGCCCGCCGAACTGGTGGATTCGCGTCACCTGCGTAAGCGTGTCCACAACCGCCGCGTAGTCAGGTGCCCAATCAATCACGTCAACCATGAACGTCATAGACCCCTGCGGAATGTCGAAGATGATCGTTTCGTAGTGGGGGATGACCTGTTCCACGCCGTTGATTGAGATAACCTTGCGGGCGAGTCTGGCCACCGGCATACGCGCCGCCGATTCGGTGTACCCAAGGCCATAGTGAAACTTCCCAATGTCAGCCTGTTCGGGGATGATCGGCCCCAGTGAGCCGCTCGCGATGTTCGTGTAGGTAACGGTGCATTCCCAGCCGAACGCGGGCACGGGTTCCCAATCGACGTTACGGGCGATGGCATCCACAAAGCGCGGGTGCGTATCGCCCTGACGGGGGATTCCAGCCACACCCTCGGGCGGGTGTTCCGTCACGCCGCCGTCAACGCGGAACACTCGCACGGCGCGTACCGCACCGTTCTCGGAGCGGCCTACCGACTTCTTATCGGCGAGTTCGCGGACGGTGGCCATTACTCAGCCCCCATGTAGTTGATCGACGGGAGTTGCCCCTCGATAGCCCCGCGTTGGCGATTGGCCAGCCCAAACGACTGGCCCTGATTGCCAGCGAAGAACGATTCGACCATCGTTCCCTCGGCTTGTGCGGCGCGTGCGTCGCGGAAGAATTCTTGCATGATGCGGCGTTTCTCCCGGTCGGCACGCTTCGCCTGTTCGATCTCTTCGTCCGCGATCTTCTTCGCCGCCTCTCCCATCAGCCGGATCTTCTCATCGCGTTCCTGTTCGATGGCCTCGATGCGGGCGTCGCGAAGGTCCGAGTCGCCAATCTCCTGCGCCTTGCGAATCTCAATCTGCGAGTTGATGTATTCTTCGGCCTCGCCGCCCAGCATCTTCGCGACGGTCTGGGCTCGGGTGCGGGCGGCTTCCTCTTGGGACTTGTTGAAAGCAATCTGGGCGTTCTTTTCGTCGTTCGCCTTCGCAAGGTCGAAGTTCTTGCGGACGTTCGCGATCGCTTGCTCTGCCTGTTTCTCATTCTCAACGCGGAACGCCGCCAAGTCCTTGACCTTCATCTCGCCCGACTTGTACCGCGCGAACGCCGCCGCGTCCTGTTCTGCCCGCTTCTTCTCAATCTCATCCAACGCCTCTGCCTCAACCTGCGATGGGGACTTTTCGAGGTTGACTTTGAAGGACGAATACACGCCGTCAAGGTTCTTCTTTAGTTCCGCAAGCGCGTCGGCAGATCGCTTCGTCTCCCTCTCGCCAGCGGTCAAGGCCGCGTAGAACCCGCCAGCCGCCGCCGAAACGATGCTGAACACAAACCCCAACCGGCTTAGAACGCTGAACAGGGCATTGACCGGAGTCATAGCGTTTTTCGCGCCTTGCGTGATCCGGTTGATGATGCCGCCGCTCGAAGTCGCTACCGAGTTGGGCGAGAACGTGTTACTTCCGAAGATGCCGAACCCGGCGGACGGGCCTCCCTGCCCCATCTGTTGCACGCTCTGGGTCGTCGCCGTCGTGATCGCTTCAATCTTGTCGGCGGTCTGCTTGACATTCTGTTCGGCCTGCTTCGTCGCCGCCACCAATGGCGCAACGTCACCCGTGATCGTGGTGTGCAGCCTCGCAACCTCATTGCCTCCGCCTTGGCTCATTGGACTCCTTACGAGTTGGATTCGGTGAGGGGGCCTGTCCCGCGAAGTTCAGCCGTGACAATGATCGGGCCGGTGGCTGGTACTTCGATGTTCACGCGGCGCAGGTAGATGTACGCGAGCGTCTTGTTTGTTGAACCCGACGCGAACGCCGTGATGGTTTCGGTGGGGATGCCGCTTGAGTCCGTGCAAATCTGCGGGCCAAGCACGCCCGTAGACAGCGCGGCAGCGGGGAAGATATTGGCCGTTCCCGCGAACGTGATCGCGCCGGATGCGTTGAACGAGTAGCCGTAGGTCTGCGGCCCGTCGCCGGGAATGTCCGCCGACCAGTTGCGGGCGTTCGTGATCGTGGAGAATGCGATGGTGTTGTCGGTGGCACCTTCCTCGGAGAGTTTGTACGTCATGCCCGCAGCCGTGTCACCCTCGAAGAACGTTTCCACTTCCGCCGTGGATGCGTCACGAATGCCCGTGAACGAGCCCGTGACCGTGGGGAAGTATTTGGGCAGGTACATATGCCACTTCTCAGCACCGCTCGGAAGGGCCGAGTAGTCACTCTGCGTGTTGTCGTTCTCGCCCCAGTCAATCGACAGGTTGAAGGTCGTGCAGCGGGCGACTGTCAGCGAGCCAGAGCCAACCGTGAGCAAACCGGCGTGTCCCAACTTGCGCGTGGTCTTGGGGAAGCGGGCCGAGATGTTCCATGTATGCGACTTGCGCAGCGTTCCGAACGTCTTGGCCGTGTCGCCGTTCGCGGTCTTGTCGTCAGGAGGTGCATCGACCGACAGCGAGCACGATTGGATCGCGCACGATCCCGCCGTAGGGTCGAGCAGGTAGTAGGCGTAGCGTCCGGTGGTGCCAGAGCCGCCGATGGCCGTAACGTTGAACTGTGCGCCTGATGCTTGCCTGCCCATGTGTCACCTCAAGAAAGCGGAAAGGTCCGCGAGTATCGGATCGTGAACGTTTGCGTAACCGTGATCGTCTTTTCGTCGTAGTCCGTTTCGACGTTCTGAAACTGGAACAGGCTGGCGTAGGTCCACCCGTCCCAGTTGGTGTCAACCGGCGCGAACCGATGCAGCCCGTATGTTGGCTCGCCAGATACCTGCGTAGACGCATCCCCATAGATGCGATCGGCAATGGCGAAAATGTCCGTGTCGCCCTCGTCATCGCCATTGATCTGCGGACGCCCGAACGTCTGGAAAACGATCGTCGCCGTGATGCCGTCGGACATTTGCGTTTGGTCAGACGACGCGCCCGCCGTGATGCGGAACACCACCATCGGCTTCCCGCGCTCCACCTGTGCCTCAATGTCCGATGTGTAGTTGCGGCGCAGGCGATGGGACGCACCCCGCGTCGCGTCGTATAGCGCACCGTCCGTGGAGTTGAACAGGCCGCCCGGTCCAGTGTCGGACGTGAGGCGTTCGTAGATGGTGCGTGCGAGATTGGACAGGTTCACTTCTTAGCCCTTCCAAGTTGGCTGAAAATCTTGCGGGACTCAGCGGCCCAGCGTTCGAGGTACGCGCGGCGGACTTCCGCGATGGCTTTGTCCTTGCCTTCCTTCACGCCCAGCGTGACCCACGGGCGGGCCTTGACCGACTTGCGAAGGGCCACCCAAGGCTCCATGCGTTGCTTGCCGCCGCGAATCTTGCCTACCACCTTGACCCACACGCCCACCGTGTCGGCCTTGTGGTGGCTGCGCAGGAACACGAGCCGCTCCATGCGGGCGAGAACGCGGATGCTGCCACACGCCGCCAGAGCGTTGCGGGCCTTGACGTTGAGGGGGATCGTGAGGCCCTTGCCCTTGGCCTTGACGCCAAACTGCATGTACCACGCCTCGGGGACGTTGGACCCCACGCGGGCGGTCAGGAAGTCCGGCTTGGCTCGCTGGTACAGGTCCACCGACCGGGCGAGCGTGCCGCGACTGTTGCCCGGGTATCCACCCGGCTTGGACTGCCACCCTTCCGACCGATTGAGCCCCTGCCGGAACGTGCGGGTAAGCGACACGCCGCCCTCGTTGAGGCCGGCAGCCGCCGACGTGCGCAACGCCGCGACGATTCGATCGCGCAGGAACTGGACCGAGACTTTCGTCTTGATGTTCATTCTGGCGGCACCTCGTCGTTTTCGGTTTCGAGGATGACGCGCTGGAGAACGCCAACTTGTGCAGTCTGGATCGTCGCGGGGCCGAGAACGCGGTACAACACCGTCTCGTCGTTGATCGTCACGCGCACGCGGGCTTGCGTGGGGATGTGCCCGTCCGTGATTCCAAAGTCGGACTTCATTTGATCCGGCGACGGGAACAGCCCCGAGTAGGTCAGCGTTCCATTCTCCCCGCCCAGACTCATCGACTCCGAACCGGACAGCGGCGTTATGCGGCAGGGAATGTCTGACCATTCCTCAAACGAGGCGATGGTCGCTTGGCCCGTATCGTCAACGCTGTAACCGCCGTCCGCGATCGGGACTTCGATGATTGCCGTCTTGTTCAGCAGGTGGTACGGGGTTCTCACATGGCACCCCTTACAAAGGCGTTCATGCGCGCCGTCCAGTTGGCCCACTTATCCGCCGACGATCGGAGCGAGTACGAATAGGACTCGATCGACTCAGACTGCATCGACGGGTCGCGCCCAGCCGACGCGATCGCGGAATCCACCATCTCGAACTGAATCAACTTCAGGTCGTCAGGAATCGTCGCGTACCCAGCCGTGTACGTCGCCTTCACGTTCTTGTGGCCGCGTGGCCAGCCAGCCGTAGCCCACGCGCCCGTAGGCGAGTCGTCCGTGTACGCCTGACCTTCCGGCCCGTTCTCACGCCACAACTTCCCCCGCGAGTCCCACGTGTACCCCGTGCTGTCCAGCGTGACCGTCGTAGTGCCGTAGCACACCAACTTGACCGCCGATACCGCCGTAACGGGGTAGTTGCGGAGCATCAGCATGAAGTCGCCCGCGCCGTCGTATTCCTGTTCCGTGTACGTCGCGGTCCCGAAGTCGTCAACGCCGACGTACCGCTCCATGGCTGACTCGGCAGCGGAGAGCGCGAGGTCGATGCGGCTATCGAGGCCGGTGTGCCCGATGCCCGCGTAGGTCTTGTATTCGGTTCTCGTGCCGATGGCCATGGGTTATTCCATGTTTCCGCGTGCGAAGGGCTGGACGACAATATCGACGGCACCGTTTGTGATGCTTGCCGCCGTGCCGCAGAGAACGATGATCGCGCGAGCACCGCGAGTCGGGATCAACTGGACCTGATCCGATCCGCCGGTAATAGCCGCCGCCGTTCCGTCGTATTGCCAGAACGGGACAGCATCACCGCGCGCCCATTCCGAATAGACGTACGAAGCATCGCGAAGTGAGGCGGTTACGGCTCCCGTAGAAAGCACGGCACCAAACTGGTACGCTTGGATAGTTTCCGCGTAGACCGTTCCGCTGGTTGCCCCTGCGTACGACTGCCCATGGTTCACGGTGTCAAACTGAATCGTCCCATCGTTCGCAAGCGTGGTCGTAGCGAAGGCCGATTCAGGACCGTACAGGCGATAGATGTTCACCGCAGGATTCGTGGTGATGACGGTCACGGCAGACGTGTACCGCGCACGCACGCCGATGTGTGTGGTGTATTCGCCGAGGATCAGGAGATTGCTGTTCGTGCTTGTGAAGTTCAGGGGTTGCGCCCTGTTCGCGACCGACGTAGCCGACGCCGCGGCGTTGATGACGGCCACGGCGGGCGAGCCGGTGTATCGTCCGGTTTCGGCGTTGATTGCGATTCTGTTTGCGAAAGATCCCATGATTCACCTCAATGCAAAGGCATAACGCGGGCACGTGCCCGCTTATCCAAGTGGTTGTGGTCTGGATTCATAAAAGTACCGGACACCCTTTCGGATGCCCGGCGATTTGGTTAGACGGTCACGATGAGTTGCTGGCCCAAGCCGCGCTCGGTCGCGGTCTGCGGAGCCTCTTCGGGATCGCTCAGGATCGCCAAAGCGGAGAGCAGGGTTGCCGACGCGCCCGCATCTGACTGCACGCGGTAGTAGCGGTACTGCGGAATGGTGAAGAAACCAGCCGCAACCGTATTGGCAGCCGCCGTAGTCGGGGCCGTAAAAGCCCCCCCCGTAACGTCCGTCCAAGATGATCCGTTGTCGGAATACTGGACCTTGAGGCTGTCCATATTCGCGCCAACGGCACCAGCCTGAACGATGATCGCCAACTGGTGATAGCCCAGCGTGTCGATCGTCACTCCGTCAGCCGCCGTTCCGTTTTCGCTGGCGGGATGCTTTGCCGCCACGTATTTCACTGCTTGAAGGTTTTTCATTTGTCCTGTCTCCGTCTCTTAGGTGGTCGTCAAAGCCACGATGTTCTGATTGGTCAAGTCGGTACGCCCGTGGCCGCAGATGTTGACCGAGTAACGCGCGGTGACGTAGAAGCGAACGCCGTCGTTGATGAGGCCGCTAGAAACGTCCGGCTTGATGGTGAGGTCGCGACGTTCGCCGATCATCGAGCCGTTTCGGAAGTCGCCAACAAAGAGGAACTTCGACGCCGACGCGGACGCGATAGGAAGTCGCTGGCTGAAGATGACCGGGAATCCGAGGAAGTCGCCGCCCGTCTTGTCGCCATTCAGAGTAAACACGTTCTTGAACTGGCTGGTTGCAATGTTCAGGTTCGCGAGAATCTGAATCGCAGCCTGTCGCGACGTGACGATCTGAATGTTTCCAGTGTTCACGCCTTGGAGTTTGCCGATCGCGTTCATAACGTCGGAATACGTCACGTTTGACCACGCCGCTCCAGAAGCGTTCTGGCTGGAAATCTTGGTGCTGTTCTTCAGGCCAACGAACTTGTTGTAGGTGTTCGTGCCGTCGCCAAGGAAGTAGTCATCGTCGTAGCGGTTGTCCATTGCAATCATGGACTTGCGCCCAATCATCTCGCCGATGTTCACGGCAGAATCTTCCATCATGGTGTTCGTAACCACGAAGTAGCCACCGGCAAGGCGCGGTACAAGTTCAACGGCATCACCGGCGGGCGTGATTTCCGTAAGGGCCGCTCCTTCGACGGCAGCCGGAAGGGTCACGTCTGCGGTTTCGCGGGGGTACGTCGTCTTGGCAGAACCCATCTTGACGACACCGGCAATTTTGCGGGCAACGCCCGTCGGCTCTCCGTTGTAGATGAGTTCACTCATAAACTCGGCGGGCGGGACGAGGTAGCCGCCAGCGGCGTTGTCGTATGTCACGATGGCCTTAGCGCAGTCGATGTCGCTCGCCTTGTTTGACCACGATTCCTCGCCGATCGACTTCATGTAGTTGATGCGTGAAATCGCACCAAGAATCTCAGCGGCGTCGGCGTCTTTGATGGACGTTTGGCCACGCGCTGCCTTTGCCTTGAACACGCTCTTTGCAACGTTGCCGATGTTGAACCGCTGGGGCTGGTTGTCAGTCCCCTCGGTCACACTCGCCGTACGCACAGACACGGCCTTCGCCTCAGCCGCCGTCATGCGCTTGCCGGTCTGGACCGTGGTTTCGGTCTGGATGATGGCCTTGGTATTCCACGCCTTCTCCACGTCCACAACCACACCGTTCTGGTCGGTGAGGTCAATGTCCGCAAAGAACTTCTTGACGCTATCCAGCGTCGGGTTCTCGTCGGCAAAGCCGTTGGCCTTGGCGACTTTCAACAGTTCGATCTTGTTCATGTTTGCACTCCGCTATCACGTTGATCCACTCGATGACTTCGAGGACCGTGACGGCGGAGGCAGGACGCTTTGCAGCGGCGAGCAACGCGGGCAGCCGGGCTGTCGATACGCGCGGCTTACTTGCCGCACCAGATAATACGCCGCTTTGGGGCGTCGGTTCTAGTCTCGGCCTTGACTTTTTCGGGGAGGCCCAGGGCGTGCGCGGCCTTGAGCGTGATCGCGCCCTTAGTCACCATGCGGTCCAGTTCGTTCAGCATCTTCTCAGCCTTGCCGCCAGCGGTCGGGTTGCAGGGCATCATCGTAAAGGACGTTTCGAGCCCCAGCCATTTGGTGATGACGCGGCTTGCCTTGATTCCCGACACCCCGAACCGCTTGGACTCTTCCGCGTTCGGCTGGCGGTACTCCAACGCCTTGAAGCCAATGGACGCGCCAATCTGCCCGAAGTCCCTGACGATGGAGGCGATGGCCATACCTTCCTCGGTCTTGCGCACGCCGACGCTGATGGTCCAGCCGCTCATGCCGCCCAGTTTGACGAGTTTCAGGGACTTGGGCCGACCGCGCCCGGCGATGTTGTCGATTTCGTACTCGTGGTCAACGTAGAACGGGTACCCGAGTTTCTCCCAATAGGACCAATCAGCCCCGTCGGGATTCACAATGTCACCGTCCAAGTCAACCGCGTCGGTGGTGATGACCATTTTGAGGGTCATACCGCCGTCGGGCGATTCGGTGATTTCCGTGCCCTCGCCGTAGGTGCCGAACATGCCGAGGGGGTCGCTCTCGGCCAGCCCAAGGCGTTTCCTCATGCGTTCGATGCGGTCAGTCATTGGTCATTCCCTCCCAAGACGGGCAAGTCGATACACCGGCAGTTCGGGTGCAGCGGTGCCGACTTCACGTCGCGGTATGTGGTGTAAGTGGTGCCGTCCGTGCCGGTTATGGTCGTTCCGGTCGGCGCGTAAATGTGGCCAATCGCCACGGGTTCGCTCGCGTACTGGGCCACGAACGCCTCGCAGATTGGGCACCCGCCCGCCGCGAGCATCCATTCTTTCTTTTCGATCCCGACCTGTTCCCAGCCGAACACGCTTGCCTCACCCTCCATGGTGGCGGTTTCGGTGTTGGCGATGCGCAGGGCACGCCAGCCCGCTTCCTCGGGCAACTGCTGGCGGACAGCGGCGAGTGTTTCGGCCAGCCCCCCGCCCGAGTTGATGCCGCCTTGGATCGCGGTCGTCAGGTCGGACGACAGGCGGTCGGTGATGCCGCGAGCCAACTGGACGCGGTAGTTGTCAACGAACCCGCGCGTAGCCTCGGGCCGGAGCATCGGGGCCTTGTCGGGGTACTTGCCCAGAATGTTCCCAATCGCCCGGTCGGTCACGGCTGACAGCGGATCGTCCAGCAACTTGGCCAACTCGTCGGCGGCGTCGCCAAGGTCCACCGTGCCGTTGGGGTTGATCGAGATTCGGTCGGGGTTGCGGCGCATCCACAACTCCACGGCGTTGGCGAAGCGTTGGATGCCCGCCTCCGACAGGGGGTTTGGCGTTGACTTGTGGACGTGCCCACGTTCGGCCCCGCATGCGCATTCTGCATAGCCGGTGCATGGGATGTAGAGGGCTTTGCGGGCGGACTTGGCAGTGTCCTCGGGTAGTGCTTCGCTCCCAGCGGATTCCTTTGGATTCCGCATTTGCCGCATATCTTCCGCATTTGCCGCATTTGGATTCTGGGCACCACCCGACAGCGACGCCGTAGGGTCTGCGGGCTGTTCGTCGCCCCATTCGACCTCTTCCAGCCCCAGCCACTTGCGGCGTTCGTTGATCGTCGCCACACTTGCGGCAATGCTGACCTTCTGCGTTCTATCCGCGGACGATTCCGGCACAACATCCGTGTACGCGATGAAGTAGTCGGCGGGGTCCAGCCCCACGAGCGGGAGCAACTGTTTCGAGTCTTGTTCGGCGATGGTGTTGAGCAGCGGCTGGATCGTGTCGCGGGCGAAGATAATCACCGAAGTATCCGCGTTCGCAAACGTCGTGTCGGTCATATCGAACAGGGGCTCGGGGATGCCAGCGGCTTGCCGAATCGCGTCCTGCATGCGCTCGATTTGGGTGTCGAACTGCGAATCCTTCGGGGAGAATGACAGCGTTTCGACCGTTGCGCCCACGCCCACCAGCGGCTTGTGCGTGCGTGTTGGCCCGCCGTGCCGCGAGTTGAGGGCATCGCGCACGTCCTGCACCTGCGCCGCGGTCGCCGTGGGCGGGAGCATGTAGACCCAATCGGGCCGCTGCATATTCTCCCACGACTTCGACTGGGCGAGCAGGGCGGTTTGCAGCAACGCCGCTTCCTGCACGCAACCCACCAGCCACCCCTCGCCACGGTACAGGCTCGTGCGCGAAGGGCGGAACCGCCACGAGAAGCATTCCTCGGGATCGAACTCTTGGCCTACGCCGCCCTTGCGCGATCCATCACGCGCGTACAGCACGCGGGCGATATGGCCCTCGGGCGACAGTCGCAGACTCACGAACTGGGGGAGCATCGGGAAAAGGCCAATCCCACCCTCGGGGCCTTCCGCCGAATGCGCCCACCAGTCGCCGCAAATCTGCATGTGGTAGGTGTTCAGATACCGCCACTCGGCTCCGGAGTACAGTGGGCACGGCTGGCGGATGAAGTCAACCGCATCGCCCGACTCAATCTCTACCGCGTCGTCAGACTGCACCATCGACATGGCCTTGGTGCCGATGCGTGTTTCGGTGTGGCCCTTCAACAGCGCGAGCGTTGCCTTACTGACGGGCTTGCCCGCCAACCCCTTGGCCTTGCCGCGCCGGAACAAACGGGGTTGATGCTGGCTCGCCACCTTGCTAATCATGTTGGCACAGCGGTCAACGTGCCCGACCGCGTAGGCCATGGCACGCAGGGATGCGGGGTCGATTGCGGATGATGTGGACGTGTCGGAGAGGCGGATGGTGGACCCGGCCCATTGGTCGTAGGACTTCTGACCAATCACCCGAGATACGAGCCAGTCTTTGAGGAAACCCATAGTCAACTCCCGGGCGGCTTGCCACCGCGATCAATCAAGGCCAGCGACACAGCCACGCACAGAATGGCAGCGGCGAGCGGGTATCGCCAACCCGCAAGGTCGAGAACGGCAATCACAAGGCTGGACACGCCAGCCCAATACGCCACGAACAGCAACAGCACGGCGATGGCGTTCTTCACTGCCAAATCTCCTCTTCGCGGGCTACAGGATCGTCGAGAACGATGAGGTAGGGGACTTGCGGCTGTGCAAGCGACACCATCAGATACCGGCACGCATCGCACGCGTGATCGTGTTCCTTGATCGGTTCCTCTTTGTCCGCCTTTCCGTCCTTCGACGGGTGCCACATATAGTTTTCAATCTCTTCCGCCAACCCCTGCGGCTTGCCGCGCTCGGTCAGTGCCGGGTCGCGTTCAACAAGCGCGCTTCGCAGAATGAACAGGGACGGGCGACCGTTGGCCTTGACGCGCAACCGATCGGCGACGGTCTGAATTCCCGTCGTCACGTCCTTTATCGCCGCGATGGTGTCGATGCCTTGGTGGGCGAGGAACTCCCGCTCGCCCGAATCGTGGTCAGAGACGGAATACTCGTACTTCTCGCCTGCCGACAGTTCGTTGATCCGCTTGGCGTGGTTGTCGATCGTCACGCCCGATCGGTACAACTCGCGATACAGGTACGCCTCGCCGTCCCCGTTCACCGCCCACCACTGGCACACAAACGGATTGGTAAACCCGAAGTCGATGCACCGATACTTTGGCCACGCCTCCCAGCCCGTAGGCATCGCGTCGATGAGATGCTTGTTGCGGTCCCACCCGTCATAGACAAGCCCCTCAGCCGCCGCCCATTGCCCAAGGAACAGGCGGGAGCGACGATGGCCAGTAAGCCCCGCAAGGGAGTTCAGGTATTCTTGCGTCAGCGATGGGTTATCAGTGTGCCGTGACAGAATCTCCGTCGCCTTGCCCGTGTCGATGCGCCGCTTCAGCCAGTGCCCGGGGCCTGACGGGTTGCATTCGGCGATGAGTTGCTGGTAGGGCATGACACCATTGCGTAGGCGTGTTTTCAACTTCTCGATGTCGTCCTCAGACAACTCCGTAGACTCGATTGTGAGGATGATGTCGTATTCCGTTGACATGACCTTGGTTGACTCGGCCATGTTCGCCATACCGCCAAGCACGATTTCAGACCCGTTCTTGAAGAGGTACGAGTGGCGGAACTGGCGGCGAACCCCCTGCGCTACCAGTTGATTGGGGTCGCACACCTTGTTTTCAAACGTTACCATTGCCGATTCGGTGAGGCTCGCCCGCGTCTTGCGGACAATCGCGGCCCGCATCCTCGGGTACTTCATGCACGCGAGAAAGAGTTTCTCCAACACCGCCCGCGTCTTTCCCGTGCCCGCTGGCCCGACGTACACAATCTCCCGGTCCCGGCAACGGAACAAAGCCAACGCGCCGCCGCGTGGTTCGTACGTCATTGCGGGATTGGGAGCAGTTGCAATCACACTAACCCCTCTGTCTCAGTGTCGATCCGGTACGCCTTCACGCCGTGCAAGTCCGTTGGCTTCCCGTCGTCAATGCGTTCGTTCTTTTCGTCAAAGTGCTCGTCAGCCTGATTGAGTGCCTCGGCTTGGATCGCCGCACGAACAATGTGGACCGCCCTATCTGCCCCCTTGTCCCGCTCCCGCTCCACGCGGGCGCGTTCTTCCGCCGTGTCGTCTGCCTCCTTCGCGCTCATCTGCCCGATCGTGATTTCACTGGACAGGCGTAGCAACCGCTCCACCGCTGGCAGGATGCCCGCCGTTTGGATTCGCTTCCCGCGCCGACGCATGGTCTTGTTGAGCGACTTGATCCCCATGTCTTTCGTGGGGTCGATGCTGGCCAACTCCCGCTTAGGCATCTCCGTCACGTGGTACGTTCGCCGGTTCGTGAAGTCGTCGTAGCCCACCATCTTGTACTGCCAGCCCTGTGCGTTCGCCGCTTCCTCGAATGCCGCCGCCTCGCCCTCGTTGACAAAGCAGAAGGGGCGGCTATCGTCGTCGAAGCGGATGTACGCCTTCCCGTCCGCCTTGCGGAACCACTCCACAACAGCCACGGATCGCTCGTCAGGTCTGGTGTTGCCGAAAGATTCCATTACCGCTTCGTCCTTTCGTCGATCCGTGCAACGCTCTCGGCCATAACCGCAATCTTCGAGTTCAGTTCCGAGAGCGAGAGAAGGATGTTGCCCTGTATCTTGTCGGCGATTGCCTTCGCGTCCTTTGCGACCGTTTCTGCCGCTTCGACGCGGTAGGTAAGCGGCGTGATCGCGAGTTGCACGATTTCTTTCAGGCGTTCCTCGCCAACGGGCTTGGGCTGTGTGTACGTCACAACGCCGCCCGTGAGCGCGGCAGTGACCACCGCTACTACAGCATTGACGTACAGCATGTGCCGCTTGTCTCCCGATTGGAGGAACGCCTTGATTGTGGAAACTTCTGTAGACGACATGCGGACCCCTTATGGCTGTGCAAGGCAGTCGTCGAGGCAGGCGATGTACGCATTCCAAATGCGTTCCAACTCGTCTTTGAGTTGCTGGAGTGTGATCTGCCCCGCCGCGTGCTTTTCGTAGGCGTCGCTCGTGTCCGCCTTGGCCTTGTCTGCGCAGTTTGTTTCGCAACTCATATCTCTACTCCTCGTTTGGGCCGATGCCCCCGCTCTTGTCCAAATCCCTCTGCACGACCATCTCCGCTACGCCGACCAGTTTCTCCCAGAGCCAATGCCGGTACGCGAGCAAGGCAAGCAAGCCACCCGCCGCCAGCGTCAGGTACACCGCCCATAGGTACTCGGTCAGGAAGTTGTAAAGCAGGATCGACGCAACGCCAGCGATGACGCACGAGACGGCCATTTTCTTCGGGAACAGGGCACCGACTGCCGGGACGAACGCGCCAACAAACGCCACGCCGCCCGCAAGGATCAGCAGCCCGCCCATCCAGTTCAGCACGCCAAGGCCCGCGATCTGCTGCCACCACGTTTGGCCGCACGGGGCATCGTTTGCAACAGAAAACCTTGTACCAGACGGCTTGACCTGCGACGCAAGGCTTGACGCACAGCCAGCCATGGCCACAAGCGGGGCCATAGCCACGTACTTCAGCCGCGATCCCTTGCTCTCCGGCTCGTGCCCGAACAGCCGCACGTAGCAGCGTCGGCAGAACAGTTCGCCCTTGCAACGTTCGGCGAGCCCGCACTTGTCACACTTCAACTGGGCCATAAGTCCCTCCCGCCGTCCAAGCGTCCTCGTCGTACTCCGTCACAACGTCGCCAGTCACAACACGATCCGCGTCCAATGGGATCTGCGGTAGCCGACGCGCCGGGAGCGTGCCGACCTCTATCCGCTCGATGACCTGCTGGTACTCATTCATCTCTGACTGTGTTGCGTTCGTCGCAAACCAAACATGCTCACGCTGACCCATCGCCGCCGCGTGTTTCAGCAAGTCAACCGCGTTCTGCGGGTTAGCGTCAAAGGCTACGTTGTCGCCGTTGTACCGCAAGCGTGCAAACCAGTTGAACTGTGGTTGCCGTGCGCCCCGCATCGCGTTCACATGCCGGATAAAGTCGTTCCACCTCGGGGCCTTTGTAAGCGGTGCAAGCCCAGCCGCCGCACGCCAGCCGTCGCCAAGAATGAAGTTCGTATTGGTCTGGGCCGCAATGTAGAGGGGCATCGAAGTGATCGTGCCCATGGCCCGCGTCGATGCTGGGTAGTTCATGCCGTCCAGCCGCAACCGCGCCCGCACCATCCGCTCGTCGTCGTAGTTGAAGTATCGCGGGACCGTTCCACGCACCTGCACGCATGTATCAATCACGATCCGCTTCAAAGACTCCGCCCGCTTGCTCAGAATGTACTGGTTCCACTCGCCCGCAAGGTATGAGTTTGGATGCTGGTAAAGATTGTCAATCAGGCTCATGGCCGCAACTGACGAAACCCGCAACTTGGGCGGAAGCCGCTTGCGGAGCGTTTCACTCGCGAAGATTTGAGCGAACTTGGACGCACGCTCCGGCCCGCTCGCGCCCAGCGTGTCCCAGAAGGGCAGCAAATAGCCCGCGTTCCCATAGCCCAGGTTCTCTTCATCGAGGGCAACAATCTCGGGATCGACGCCAAGCCCAGCCCAGAAGTCCAACATTCCCTCGGCCCATACCGAGTCATTGGCGTATCCCTGCGATTCAACGAACGTGTATGGCGTGACTCCCGTTGCAAGGTCTACAAGGTCCGTGCGCCCCGATCCGACGTGGAACAGAGACAGCATCCGGTGCCCGCTCGGTTCGTTCGCCAGTGCCGCGCCCACCAACTCGCCATAGGTCCGCATGGGCGTTGGCCCAGCCAGCGACGTAGACATGACCTTGCGAATGTTCGCCGTGTTGTTGAACGGGTTGTCGATCCATGAGTTGTAGATCATGTAGACCGTCATCGTGTCCTCGCGCGGGAGCGCGGGCGTACCGGGTCCACTCCCAGTCGCGGAGGTCGTGAAGGCATACGGCGCTGACTCGGGCGATTCGATCGTCCCATTGAACGCCGACACCTTGACCGTGTAGGCCGTCGATGCGGTAAGCCCCGTGATCGTCGCTACCAGCGTTGCGGTCGATCCCTCGGCAACGATCGTGCCACCCGCATTGCGGACGCGGATGTAGTACAGCGTTGCGCCGAACACCCCGCCCCATCGCACGGTTACGAACGTCTGGCCGGCCGATACCGACGTGATTTCCGGCGTGCCCAGTGCGGGGTCCGGGTCCGGGTCGGGCGGCTTGCGGGGCGTGCAGGCCACTTCCGTAGCGGGCCCGCTCGTGCCCGTGATCGTGTTCAGCGCGTACACCACCGCGTAGTATGGCGTGCCATTGGTCAGGCCCGTCACTCGCTTGGACAGGCCCGCTTGCTGGAACTCAAACACCGTGTACGGCCCGCCCTGCACCGTGCCACCGTCAAGCAGGTACGTTTCCGCCGTCGCTACTCCGTTCCACTGGTAGTCGATGTACCCATCGCCCGCCGTCGCCTTGAAGCCTGATGGTGCCACGGGCGGCTCAGTGTCGGGCTCGGGCTCGGGCTCCGTCACCGTGTGCGTGATGGTGAACGTGGTTTCATAGAGCGGCACCGGCCCAGCGGACAGGGCGAACTCGGTCGCGTACGTGCCCGCCGCCTGATTCGCGGGCGGGGCGAAGGTGAACACAAGGTCTTGATAGTCGCCCGCCGCAAGCGACGTAGCCGCGCCGTCCGTGTTGGTCCACCATGCCGACGACGCGCCGGACTTCTCATATGCCAGCCAATCGAGCGTGCTTGCCCCCGAGTTGGCTACGCGGATGGTCAGCGTGGTTGACGTGCCGCGCAGGATTGAGCCCGCAGACACCGACGTACCGAACCCAAGCGGCACCTGTGCGCCTTGGAACGTGACAAGGAACGCGCCGGGCGGTAGCGTCTCGGCAGAGCCTTTCGGCCCGACCGCTCCAAAGTCCAAGTATGCGCGGCGTGCGTGGATCATGGAAACACCCAGAAGGACATTTGCCCGTTCGGTCCAGTTGGAAGGAAGATGACTTGACCGCCGCTAGGGGCCGTTGCGTTGCGAGGCGATGCCAAAACAAGAACCACATATGCCGCCAACACAAGCAGGCAAATGAGCATAAAAAACGCAGTATCTTTTTTCTCTTGTTTCATGCGTACTGCTTCTCCACTGGGACCGCCCGCGTGTATGTGTTGACGCCGATGACGAACGTAACGACCGCTTCGGCAGAGTCGCCCGATGCGAGCAGGGACGCACCAGACAGCGGGGCGTAGTAGCCGTAGGAACCGAACTCGGTCAGCGTGTCGTCGAACTTGGTTGCGCCCGCCGTGGTTGTGACCACGAGGGATGGCTCGGTAGCGAATATGTCGTGCCCGATCGACGCGCCGTTTGCGTAGATGAAAACGTTGATCTTCTGCGCAGATGCCCCAGTCTGCACAAGCCGCGCAACCACCGTGTAGGCGTTGAGGTCGGCGGCGAAGGAGGCGGCGACAAAGGCGTTCGACGCAACGGCATCGGCGGACAGGGCCCCTGTTGCCAACTTCGCGGCAGTCAGCGCGTCGTCTGCAATCTTCGCAGCCGTGACCGTGTTTGATGCCAACTTCGCGGCAGTCACAGCACCATCAGCCAACACCGTCGAAGTGATCGCACCCGCACCGAACTTAGCCGCCGTCAGTGCGCCGTCTACGACCTGTGCCGATCCGATGGCGGATGTGGCCAAGGACACGGTTTGCGTCTCGCTGGATGGGGCGTACACCGTGGTTATGACGCTGGTACCGCGTGCTTCCGAAGTGTTGGAGGACTTGTATCGTGTCAGGATGATTTGCCCAGCCGTAGCAACCGCACCAGTAGTCAGGTCCGCGTAGTACGACCCATTCCCAATGCTCGTGAGTGTGCCGATTCCGGTTGCTGTCCATGCGGCTCCGTTCGTGGAGATTTGCGGTTGTCCACCAGCCTCGCCAGTCTCGGGCGTGACGTAATCCGTCGCGTCCGTGAGGAAGAAGTAGACGCGGGTGTTTGCCCCGCCCGTCGTGCCCGCTTTGATCTGGCGTTCTCTAAGCATCACCGCGCTCCAATCGTTTCGAGGTAGTAAGACGGGGCTGTAACGGTTGGTGTCACAACACCGCCCAACGTGTCAATCCCAAGCCCGGCACGGAACCAGTCGTTCAAAGCCGTGGCTGTGTAGTTGGCGTCCCATGCGTACCGGCGTTGTGCGATGAGTGCCGTGCGGATGTGTGCGTGCGCCGCAGATTCGTTGGCAACCGTCACACTCTTGGTCGCGAGGTAGCCCGTGTACGTGCGTGCCGGATCGGGCAGCCCCGCGCCCGCAGAGCCAGCGTTCACCGCGCCGTAGGCTGTCAGTGTGTCGCCGGGTGAGGGCGCGCTGATCCACCGGGACGTTTGCCGTTCACCGGACCAGAACGAGTTGCCCTGCCGCTCGGTGAAGATGGCCGTGGTGCTGGTGTCCTGATAATGCTCGCACAGCGGGAAGAACGAGGTCGAAACCCGAATCTTGTTATTCGAGAACGTGAGGTTGCTGTAGTTGCTCGGCAGGTCGCCCACAACGAACTTGCCCGCGTTGTAGGACACGTTGCCCGTCATCGACAGGTTGTCAATCTGCCCGCCCGTAGCAGCCGCGTTCCAGCGGATGAGCGACAGGAACGCCCGATCGTTCGACGTGCTGAGCGTGGACACAAAGCCGCAGTTGCGCAGGTAGTTGCCCGTGCCCTCGATGCCCAGCAACCACGCGCCATAGCCGTAGTCAGACGCTGCGACGCGCCCGCAGGCGTACGTCACGATGCAGTTGTCAATCTTGCCCTGCACCGTGCCCAGTGCAACGAAGTCATTGGAACCGTCCCCGTCCGTCGTGCCGATCGCGAAGCCAATCGAACACCACGCCATGTGGCAGTCGGACATGATCGCGCCTTGGCGGGACTTGATGCCCTCGGATGTGGTGGAAACGTTCGGCGTGGTCGGATAGTTGGGCCAACAGAGGATGCGAGTCAGGATCGGCGTCGATGCCGACGCTACCGCCTTGTCGATGTACACACAATGGGACTGGGCGTCGGGGAAGCCACAGTTGATCGGCGTGAAGTCCTCGACCGTGAGTTGCCCGCCGTACCCGTCCGCGAACAGCCCCTGCCCGTGCCCGCCGTCCGAGTCCAAGGCCGTACAGCGTCGGATCGTTACGTCGTTCCAGTACGCGCCGCCCGGTATGCCCGTGCCCGAAGTTAGGCAGAAGGCTTGGTAGTAGTCGCGGGCGATGCAGTCCTCGATGAGGATGCGTGCCCCGCGTAGGCCGAGCGTGTTGCTCTGGAGGTACACGCCACCCGGCACCGCGCCCGCGTTGTCGCGGAGGTCGAGCGATTGGAACACCCAGTCAGACCCGGACTGCAAGCGGATACCGCCGTTGATTATCGGACGCGCATTCGTGGTCGTGCCGTACGCCCCGATCATCGCCGGATTCGCAGCGTTGCGCCCGGACTTGTTGATCGTGATATTGGCCGTGAAGGTGTCGCCACGCCGCAAGAGGACTTGATCGGATGTACCGTCGCGGACCAAGGCGAAGCCAGCCGCAACCGTCGCCTTGGGCGCGCCCGTCGAAAGCCCATCATTCGAGTCCGACCCCGCATTCGAGACGTAGATGATCCGATCGCCACTCGCGGGCGTCACGTCTGACCATCCATCGGCGTCCCTACTTACAGGCATGCGCACCCCGTTCCACGCGGAACTCCCACCCCCCGCCCCGGGCTGATCCATAGGCGGGACTTATCAATCGACGCTCTAGTATAACCATGCGCTATGGATCGTGCAACGGTTCTCGGGGGGTTTGTGGATTTCATGATTCTGCGCGGTAGGATAAAGCCAAAACGCTAGCGAGGGCCTATGAGACTGCCGTGGAAGTTCACCCGCTGGGACTACGCGATGTTCGACTACGGCGCGTTCGGCCCGCCATATGGTCCGTTCGGCACATGGCGCGACCTGCTCTTGCACGCCTGCTACTACCTGATTCACAGCACTTTCGTGGACAAGTGCTACGACCCGTGGACCGCATTCGGGGCGTATCTGGATGAGTGGCGTTTGGACCGTTCCCCACCCCCGCGCGACGAGGACTGACGATGCGAAAACACACCCGCTCGAACATGACTGGCCAACCGTGAGGAAACGACCACCACGACTAACCCGCTTCGGCGGGTTTTTCATGCGCTCGCCCAGTTATCCACCCCTCCCGCCCTCTCGCCTAAGTACTTGCTGCACAACGACTTGTCAACAATCTTTCAAAATCACTCACTCTTCGGCTTGCAACCGCCGATGATGTATGGGAAGATGATGGGGTCTACCGAACGCATTGAATGCGGATCCTTGGAGAACGACCATGTGAAAGTGCAACGAACCACCCGACCCATTCGCCGCCGAAACGTGACGAATGAGGATTCGCGGCTCGTGCCGCACCCGCCAACTGGGTAAGTTGGGGAAGCAAGGAGATGAACGATGGAATCGCACACCAAAATCGACACGCATGATTTTGAGAACTCGGGTCATAAGTGCCCTTGCCACAGAACATCGTTCCGGAAGATTTACACTCACGGCAGCACGATGAGCGCAGAGACTGACGTGTATACGTTCGTCGGGTGTCAGTGTGCCGTGGCGGTTCGTCACGACTCGGGCGGCTTCTACCCGTCCGTTGCTACCTACCACAAGACGTACGGCGAGGCCAGCGGAACCGGAAGGCTTCACGCTGCCTTGACTGCTGATAAGTACCGATGAATCTCTCCGCCCCACCGCGCCCTCGGTGGTGGGGCTTCCTCCGTGCCTGCTGACCCGGGCGCGGAGGTTTTTCACAACACAAAGGAGCCCCGATGTCCCGATACACAGTCTCGAAGTTGGACGATGGTTTCGTTCTTGTCACCCCGACCGGATCGCAAGTCGGCGCGTGCTTGTTTCCGGACACGGATCGAGCCCTTCGCGCCGCGCAGTGGCTGGAGATGGGCTACGCCGCTGGCGATCGGAACGCCCGCAAGGAATGTGCGGCGCAAGCGATCGAGGCGAGTAAACCCGCAAATCAGCCCGTGATTCTTGAGTTGAAGCCCGCCAAGAAACGCAGGAAGAACTAACCCCTTCACCCCTCCCGTAACCGCGAGGGGTGCGGATTCCACGCGGCTTGGCCGCAGAGAGGACGACGATGAGCGATATGGACGGCAACGAACGGCGGGCTTTGGATGCGATTGCGAGGGACGCGGGGATTGAGGGGAAGGGGAGCCACCTTGACTTGGGGTTTGTGTATCCGATTGGAATACAGAACGCCGTCAGAAAACTCATCGCCTCTTGCGAAGGCGCAATCATGCAACTTTCAGGAAGTGGTCCAGCGAAAAGCCTGGACGACCAGAAGTTTGCTGAGGCAGAACGCAGGTGCATGGATTCTGAAAGAAAGGTTGCCGCTTCCGCGTGCTTTAGAGACGTGGCCATAGCCATCAAACCACACGTCGCCGCCCTTCACGCTCTTCTCCAAACCATCGAACCGAAGGAGGAAGTCTAATGGGCCACAACACAAACTACACCCTTGTCCTGACGGTTACAAGGCGTGGCTCCTACTTCCGCGCCCACGCATCGAACGGAGCGCTGTACGCGAACGCGCATGGACGGCGCGAACTCATGCGGATCATCGAGAGCCAAATGCGTTCTGCTGGGCAAGATAAAGCGACGATCGACGGAGTGGAAACAACGCTCGCACAACTTACGGAGAAGAACAATGGGAACGGCTAACACAAACGACGACGCGGCCCTCGGGCTGCCGCTGGGTCCGACCAACATCGACGGCGAGGACGTTCTAGGCGACCCGTTCGACTTCGACCTCGTTGGCTCGACTCCACCAATCAGACCTCACGACGGCACGAAGCCGGGGCCGACGACGCCCGGCCGCACGGACGCGGCGTCTCTTGACGAACACCTCGCCAAGTACGACGCGGACCTTCGCGCGAACAACGAACGCCTTGCGGAGGCGAACCAATCACTGCTCAACACGTTCACGAAGCCGGAGCAGGTGGATTTGTTGAAGGCTCTGCACCATGCGTATTGGGCGCGGGCCGCGATCATTCGCAACTCGAAAGGCGGTGCGGCGTGAAAACTTACGACCTCAGCACCGATGCCGGAACGCTCGCGTTTGTCTCCTCATTCTGCCACCACGAAACGACGCGATATGCCATGAACAGCCCATGGAGGCACGGAGAGTATGTGTGTGCCACTGACGGGCGGGTTGTGATCCGCTGGAAATCAGAGTGTGCAGACGACGACATTCTGAAAGCCCCGAAGTGTCCGTCGGACAAGTTCCCGCCGCTCGACGACTTGCCGTGGGATCGCAACCAGTATGGCATGGTGTCTGTGGCCGTTCCGGTGATGCCAGGGCCGACGCTGAAAGATTGCGAAGAGTGCGAGGGGATGCGGTTTGTGACGTGCGAATACGGCCACGAACACAAGTGCCCAGAGTGCGACGGCGACGGGGAGGTTCTCGCAAACCCCTATTGGAAAACGGGCGGACTTCCTCGAATGGGAGTCGTGTACGCACACAAGATCCTCGCGGCTGGCGGGAAACTCTTTGGCAGAATCGACGCCGACCCGAAGAGGCCGATTCGGTTCGAGGTTGGTCCTGCGATCGACGGCCTGCTGATGCCATGCAGAGAAGAAGAGCCGTCGGAAGGCGGTGCGGCGTGAGCAGCACACACCAGAAGCCGTGGAGAGCAATCGCCAAATACGACGGACCGCAGCACGACCCCAAATACTGGGTCGTGATTGACGATCAAGAGCGCGTCATTGTGGACACACTCAACGCCGACAGCCGGTGGAACGCGGACGAGCAAGAGGTGTTTGTTCGCATGATCGTCTCCGCCGTGAACTCGCACGCCGACCTCCTTGCGGCGTGTGAACAAGCCCTCAACATCATCACACTGACCGACGACGCACCAAATACGGTCGCGCAAATCAAGACCGCCCTCGCGAAAGCAAGGGGGACAACATGAGCGAAGCGAAGGGGCCGTACAGGACTGGATACGAACGCGGGTACTACACGGTGATAGACGGTGGTGGAGTAGTTGTTTATTCAGACTCCGAGGTTTCTGGCGTCAACATGTTTGCCGACGCCGCGAACTACGCCCACCACCACGCCCTCGCAGCGCAGGCTGAGAGGGTGAGGCAACTGGAAGAGGCGTTGAAGGCCCACCGCGAGGTATGGGACGCCGTCAAAAAGTACGACTACTGCATGTGCCGCGAGCCGGAAAAGCAGAACGCGGCCTATTGCGAACTTCGCGCCATGCACAAGAAGGTTCTAGATGTGGACGTGTGGGGCGTTCGCTCCGCCGCCCTCACCCCGCCAGCGAAAGGAGACA